ATTTACAATTGTAGTCGCATTCTATTATGTTGAAAATAGACGCTAATGATGGAGGCGTAATTCCTCCCCCGATTGTTGCACCTATCAGTGCGGAACAATCTGGGTTTGTAAGACAGTGCGTAGAAGTGATTCTAACACTGTGCCGAGTCTTTGGTTTTGACTCGAACGGATACTCCCCGAAGGGCACGATGGACCATTGGGTTCATTGCGCTTCGGTTTGGGGTGACCCTCTGAAGTTTGTTAAATGGAAAATCTCTGCATATTATTCCTTTCACAAAAATCAGACCATACCTTCTTGCCCATTAGGTATGGATGATCATCCTGGCGTATTGCTTGGGGGTCGTGGTTACAAATTCTTGAATATTATGAAAAGAACTGATAAATGCCTTTTTGAGTCATTTATTACGTCAGTTCTTTATTCAAAGAAAGGTATGCCACGTCCAAGTAAAGCTTATATACGCAAGAGTGAGGAAGCTGCTTTTGAAAAGTTAACAAAAGCGGTTCCGTTCCAAAACTCTAAATGTCTCCTTCAATCGGATAAGGTCAAGAAAGTTTGCAAGCTCGTTGAGTTTGAGCTGTCTGAGAAGACGGTTCGATATCAAATCGAGCGTACAGTTCTTGAATTATTCGAAGATGTCACCTATACAGCCATGGAAAGAATTGAACCTTTCTTTCCCTCCACCTCAGCTAACTATATTAATAGTAGAGCTATGATGGGGGCAGTGGGGGCTATAGTTGAAGATCCGGATCTCATCGGAGATCTGTTGATAAAGGACGAAGAGAGTCTTGTCGACCTGAAGATAATCAGGACCCGCCATTCAGAGATGGTGGGGTGTGAGTCTGCGAAGTTACGTATGTACTTCTCTAGACTGTATGATAATATCGTTAAAAAAGTTGCAAAAGAAGAAGCGATAGCGATTCCGCTTGGGTTGCCAGAAGCACTTAAAGTTCGAGTGATCTCTAAAGGACCACCGTTACTTTATACTATGCTTAAACCTCTTCAAAAGAAACTTTGGAAAACCTTAAAAGTTCACCCTTGTTTTAAATTTATAGGAACACCAGATAATAGTGTTCATATTCAAGATAGAATGGGTGCTAATTTAAAGGAAACACATAAGTTTCTTTCTGTAGATTATACAGATGCAACTAACGAAATGATGAGTTTTTGCTCTAATCAAGCTGTCAAATCAATTTGTGAGATTTTGGATCTCCCAAAATATGAAAGTGATGCTTTTTTAAAGGCCTTAACTGGTCATACAATCGAATATGAGGGCGTTCAGCGCCCGCAGACGATGGGTCAACTTATGGGTTCAATCGTATCTTTCCCCATTCTTTGTATAGTTAATGCTGCAATATGTAGATGGGCCCTTGAGATTAGTGATAATCACAAGTGGCTTCTACGGGATTGCCCACTTACAATAAATGGCGATGATGCGGTGATGAAAATTAACAGCTATGGAGTGAGTGTTTGGGAGCAGATTGGTGCCTTCTGCGGTCTCAGCCCCTCTATCGGGAAAGTTTACTATTCCGATAATTTTCTCAATATTAATTCTCACTCTTATACTTTTCACCCCCTTGGGTATGTTGGAATATCTAACACGATCAAGGGTCGAAGAGTGAATAGAGTTATTAATTTTGAAAAAATCGACCACGTGAATCTCGGTATTCTCTTTAATCAAAAGAGATCCGGAGGCTCAGGTAGTGTGGTTGATAGCGGCGAAAAATCATTAGGTTCGCGAGCCTGTGAACTGGTGGAAGGTTCTCCTTATTGTTTAAGAGAGCGCGTTTTATGCCAGTTCCTCCATATTAATGGAGATAAGTTGAAGGTGGCCAGATTTCCTTGGTTTATTCCGGAATATCTTGGTGGCCTGGGTCTCCCATGCATAGGAAAGTACCAACCGTCAAATCATGATCTACGTTTAGCTAGAATGATTT